TGGAGGGCGCAAAGATTTCTCCACAGGTTGCTGGCGCGATCGGGGAGGATTCAGTTGGCCAAGTGTTGACCCGGCTTGGGATCAAGCACGATTGCCAATGGGTTGCACCGTGGATCGGATGGGGCAAAACGAAGCAGTCTGTTATTGACTTTAAGGTCCACGCCTTTGATCGAGAGCCACTTAATAATGGCTTCTACATCGAAGTGAAGTGGCGGAACCGCCAGCAAAGCGCAGATGACAACCTGACTGCGCTGCTGCACAACATTGAATCTTGGTACGACCTGCCAACTCTGATCCTGTACGACGGAGAGGGAAGTATCCCCGACGCATACGAGCGGGTGCGCCACCAGATGAAACGCAAGAATCGAAACCTTCAGACCAAGGTGCTGGCGGTCTACACGTTCTCTGAGTTTGTCTCCTGGGCTCAGCGCCAGCTGGGCGATCAAACGCGAGGTCAGGCGTGATGATGACGATTGATGTAAGCGTGCTTCCTGCTGCGGAACAGGACTGCGACCTATGGAAAGGAGGCGCGGATCGCTACGACTACAGCCGACTACCGGCTGAGATGCGAAGCCAGGCAATGCTGGCCCAGGGCACTGTCGTGGAGGGCCTCAGCAGCGCAGTGCGGCGAGTGGTCGAAGCTGGCCAGGCGCTGAGCTGGGCCAAGGCTGAGCTGCCACATGGCGAGTATTTGCCGTGGGTACAGCAGGCGTGTGGGTTGAAGCCGCAGAGAGCCGCTGAGCTGATCAAGGCGTTTGACTGGGTTCAAATGTCCGGCATTGCCGGAACTTTGGAAGGTGTCACAGACGCAAACGTCTTATTCCTCTTATCAGCCGACACCACGCCTGAAGAGGTGCGCGAGTGGTTCATGGAGCGATGCGCAGCTGGCGATCCGCCAAGCCGGAAGGAGGTACAGGAGCGCAAACGCACCGCTGGCCAGCCCCGCCAGCCGCAACCACTGGAAACACTTGCCCTGAACCTGATCCGCAAAGGAGAGGTGGATCGACTGCGCGAGGCCTTGACCTTGGCTGAACGTGCCGAAGTGGTCACGGCAGATCAAGTGATGGCGGAACAGCGGCTGCGCGAACTGGGCAAGCTGCGATACATCGCCGGCATGGAAGCCGACTTCCATCGAATGAAGGACGGCAGCTGGGTTCGGCTGCCGCATGCTGGTGATGTTGATGTTTCCGTTGTTGCCGAGGTTTCTGCCGAACCATCGCCATCACCGCCGGCATGGGACGCAGCGCCACTGCTGAGCATTGAGTCAGCCGCGAGGCGATTGAACATGAAAGAGAAAACCCTGACTCAATCCCTTACGCCTAGCAGCGCGGCACGACGCAATGGTGCGCCATTCGTTCGCAATGGATTCAAGGTCACCCGTGAAGGCCTCGGAAAAGTTCGCCTTACGCCTGTCGCCCCATGACCCCCACCCTCCGCCCCTACCAACTGCAGGCCGTCGAGCAGCTTCGCCAGGCGTACCAGCGCCACCGCTCAGTGCTGTTCGTGCTGCCCACTGGTGGCGGCAAGACTCATATTTTCAGCCACATCACCCGCCAAGCCGCGGCCAAAGGCTCAAGGATCTGCATCCTCGTGCATCGGCAGGAACTGCTACGGCAGGCCAGCGCGAGCCTGCAGGCCTTGGACGTGCCGCATGGGTTGATCGCTGCGAATCATGCGATGGATCTGAGCCGCCAGGTGCAGATCGCTTCAGTCCAGACCCTGGCGCGCAGGCTGCACCGGATACCGGCTGATCTGTTTCAGCTGCTGGTGATCGATGAGGCCCACCACAGCAACGCCGGCACGTGGGCGAAGGTGCTCGAGCACTGCGCCAAGGCCAGGGTGCTGGGTGTGACAGCGACGCCGGTGCGCACCGATGGCCGCGGCCTTGGGGAGTTCTATTCAGCCCTGGTGCAAGGTCCGACACCAGCCGAGCTGACTGATGCCGGATTCCTGGCCCCGGCCCGCGTGCTGGCCCCGCCGATCGGTTTTGACGTGAAGGGCCTGCGGAAACGGATGGGCGATTACGACCTGAACCAAGCCGGCCAGGCCCTGCAGGCGGGACAGGCCATGGGTGACTGCCTGTCGCATTACCGCCGGTATCTGAGCGGCCAGACCGCGATTGCGTTCTGCTGCTCGGTGGCGCACGCCGAAGCGGTCGCCCGACTGTTCAACGATCACGGTGTTGCCGCGGCCAGCATCGATGGAACGATGGACAGCAACACCAGGGAACGGCTACTGGCGGATCTGGGTGCTGGCCGGTTGAAGGTGCTGACCAGCTGCGCATTGATCGGTGAAGGTGTGGACGTGCCGAGCGTTGGCGGGTGCATCCTGCTGCGGCCTACCCAGTCAGTCAGCCTGCACCTGCAGATGATCGGCCGCTGCCTGCGGCCACAGCCCGGCAAACAAGCCGTGATCTTGGATCACGTTGGGAATGTGCTCAGGCTGGGCCATCACCTGGAGGCGAGGGAATGGACGCTGGAGGGTACGCCGAAGAAGGATCGAGAGAAGGCCCCATCCGTAAAGGTCTGCCCCAGCTGTTTCGCATGCATGCCATCAGCGAAACAGCTCTGCCCTGATTGCGGGCATCAGTTCGTGCCTGAGAGGCGTGAGCTGCAGACCGTAGAGGGTGAGCTTGTGGAAGTTCAGCGGCGTGAAGCCAAGCGTGAACAGGCCAACGCCACCACCGTCGAAGACCTGATCGCGATCGGGAAACGCCGCGGCATGAAGAACCCCCGCGGCTGGGCCAGGCACGTGATGGCTGCCCGGCAGGCGAAACGATTGAGGACCGCAGCATGAACCTCGGCCCGCCATACAGCCGTGAAGAATCCGAGTTCCTTGAGCCCTTGGCGGGTGATCTGCCGCTAAAGGAAATCGTGCGGCTGTTTCAGAAACACGCTGCTGAGCAGGGATGGCCGCCGCGCAGTCACCGGAGCATCCAGCAACGGCTGATCCGGATGGGCCATGAGGTCCGGGTGACCACTGGTGACTGGGTGACGACTGGCGGTGCGGGTGAGATTCTCGGATGCCCTGGGACGAGGGTTGAAGCGTGGCTGCGGCGACCGAGCACCCGCGAGATTCTGCAGCCGGTATGGCGCGGCGCGTTTCGGTATATCAGCCGCCGGTCATGGCGGAGGTTGGCGAGGGAGAAACCGCAGGTGCTGGGTGGGTTCAGCGTTGATCGGTTGTTTGATCTGCTGGAGGATCGGGAGCTCGCTGAGCAGGTAGCTGCCCGGTATCCGCGGCCACGTGGAGATTGGCGGGTGCGTTGTGTGGAGACGGGCCAGACCTGGCCCAGTGCGGTGAAGGCTGCAGCAGAGCTGCACGTGAGTCAGGCGACGATCACCAGGGCGATGCGTTTGGCCAGGCCTGTCGCGGTGCTGGGGCTGCGGTTTGAGGCGTTGCGGGAGGTGGCTTGACTGCCGGGATGCCCAGCGAACACGAAACCCAGCAACGCATCCTTCTAGCCCACGGCTCCGGCCCGGTAAGGCTCTGGCGTAACAACGTTGGGACCGGCTGGGCCGGCCAGGCCACCAGGGTTACCGCCGGGAACCTGCAGGCCATCGCCAACACCATCAGACCTGGTGACGTGGTGATCCGTGGCGGCCGGCCCCTGCATGCTGGGCTGTGCGTCGGCAGCTCCGACCTGATCGGTTACCGCCAGGTCAATGGCCTGGCCCAGTTCGTGGCGTTGGAGGTGAAGTCCGCCACGGGTCGCCCAACTGCAGAGCAGACCCGGTTTCTCAGTCACATCACTAGCGCTGGCGGTTGTGCTGCGGTGGTGCGCAGCGTTGATGATGCCTATTCGGTTCTCCGCTATCCCTAGTAAACCGGAACCGCTACGGTTCAGGCATGGAACGGGAACACTCCGAGCAACGGATGGATCGAGGCGTGCAGCAGCTGGCTGCAGCGGTGACGTATTGGCTCGCGCACAGCCTGAGCCAGGACAAGCTGGCGGCACTGCTGCACTGGGCGTACGGGGAGACGTCCGGGTTTGACGGCGGCACGTTCAGTCGGATCAAGAACGGGAAACAGGCCCGCGGCGCTGGCCTGCGGCACTTGGATGGACTGGCGGAAACCAACCGGGCGATCTGGACGTGGCAGACGCAGGGTGAGCGCGAGGCCATTAGGGAGTTTGGCCTGTACTCCGAGCACGGCGTACAGCCGGAATGGGTAGCTGACACGATCTGGCTGCCGAAGCCGTATGACGAGAGCAAGCCGCTGGACCTGGGAGATCTGGCCAACCTGGTGATGGGCCGGCTGGAGCTGCCGTACGTGGGCGGCAAGCTGACGCAGGGCCAGGCCCGGCGTGCCAACGATCGCCTGATTGACCTGCTGGATGATCTGGCGGCAGAGCATGGCTGGGGACCACGGGAAGCGCTGCGGGAGTTTCTCGCGGTGTACCCAGCAGCCAGCACCAACACCCGCCAGGCAAGGCTGAAGGAGCTGCTGATGGGCGAGCCACTCAGCCACAAGGAGCTGGAGTCGGAGCTGGCAGCGCTGGCGGAGATGATCCGCCAGGTGCGTGGTCTGGAGACGTTTACTCCGGCGCAGCTGCAGGCTGAGCTGTTGACTGATCGCCGTTTGCGGTCCTGATGACCCGGTAGACGAAGCGGTCAACGACGTAGACGTCGATCTCTTGAAAGTCGGCGTCTGGGACGTGGCAGAGCATGCGCCAGAGGCGGTCGGCAGCGGAGTGGTCGGAGCAGTGGGCTTGGATCATCGTTTCTTATCGGTCGGCTGGTTATAGGAGTCTTAAGCCGAGACCTGTCGGGCTATGCAGGAATGGCATTTCACAGCCTGATGGGTGCGAAACCGGAACCTTAGCGCTAGGATGACGGAATCCACCGCCTGATGCCATGGCGATTCCACAAAGCTCAGCGTTGACCGCGCCGAGCGTCCCACCAGCTCTCAGCCTGCAGGTCCAGTCCGTTGACGACCTAGCCCGCCTTGCGCGGGTGTTTGCCGCGTCTGGTCTGTTCGGCCGGAATGGCAACCAAGAGACGCAGGTTGCCGAGTGCGCTATTCGCCTGATGGCCGGCATGGAAGCAGGGTTCTCCCCGTTTGCATCCGCCACTGGCGTGCACATCATCAACGGCCGGCCGGCGTTCTCCAGCAACCTGCTGGCCCAGGCGGTGCGCCGTCATCCGGTGTACGACTACCGGGTGCTGGAGAAGTCAGCCAAGGCCTGCAAGATCCGGTTCCTCGCCCATGGTGAGGTGCTCGGCACTGAAGAGTTCACCATCGAGATGGCTGAACGCGCCGGCCTACTGAAGAACCCCACGTGGAAGTCGTATCCCGAGGCCATGCTGTTTAGCCGTGCGCTGACGGCTGGCATGCGTACGCACTGCCCTGACGCGCTGGGTGGTCATACGGCGTACACGCCTGATGAGATCGGCGGTGAGGTGGTGCCGGTAACGGTGACCGAATCGCCGGCATCAGAGCCAGCTGATCCGGTTGAGCAGGCCCAGCAGGTCTGTGATGCCGCCGGCCTGACTGTTGATGGCGTCATGGCGTTCTGCCTGCTGGTCAGCAACGGGACGATCGCCGCATTGGCGCAGCTGCCTAGGCCGACGCTTGACCGGATCATTCAACAGGGGATCAGCGCCGAGACGGTGGCGAAGTGCAACGGCACACCAGAGCCGACCGAAGATCCCGACGACCTACCAGCTGCCTGGTCTGTTTGACCACGTGAGCTGCACTACCGGAACCTGACCCCAGTGAACGAACTCTTTACTCAACTCATTCAGTGCAACCAGTGGCGGTTCATCGGTCGCCTTGGCGCCGATCCCGAACTGCGCTGCTTTCAATCCGGCGCCAGCGTGTGCAACGCCCGGCTGCTGGTGAACAAACCCGGCCAGAAACGGGACGACGGCCAGAAACCGTATTCGTTCAAGCTCGAACTGTGGAACGACAAGGCGCAGGAGTTTGTCGATGCCGCCGGCAAAGGTGACCTGATCGACGTGGAGGGCCGCGTCAAGACGGAGACGTGGGACGACCGGAACACCGGTGAGAAACGCCACGGCTTGGTGATGACGGTTGAAGCATGGGAGGTGCTGGCCAAGCCTGGCCAACACCATCAGCAGCAGGCCACCACACCTGCACCGGCACCAGCCAAGACGCAGCCGGACTGGACCAGCTCTGATGACTTCGGGGTACCGTTCTGATGGACACCATTACGCAAGTCCGCCAGCAGTTCGACCACCTGCTGGCTCGTATCGAGTCTGACCGTCAGGCGTTGGATGCTGAACAGGCAGCCGTCGCTCGTGCCACGGAAGCCCTGCACGAATCACCAGCGCTGCGGGCAGCACTGGCCCAAGGGCAGGAGATCATGCGCGGCCGGGTGGTGGCGTTGATTGACGCCCAGCTGTCGCTGCTGGAGCGCAGCGGCACCAATGCGTTGGTGTTAGGCGCCCTGCGCCGTCAGGTGCTGGAGGTGGACTGATGTTTCCACCACTCGCTGAACAGTCCTGTCTGACGTGCCGGTATTTCCGGCCATCGTCAGCGTTTGACGTGGCCAGGTGGCCCGTGGGGAACTGCCACCGCCAGCCGCCGCAGCTCGGGCCACGTGGTGAGCAGTGGCCATCCGTTGATGCCGCTGACTGGTGTGGGGAATGGGTGATGCGGGAGGTGGGACAGTGACCAGCACCCTGCAGCGTTACAGACAGTTCATTGCATCAAAGGGCACTGCCGCCGAATCCCACGGGTTTCCCGTCCAGTCGAAGTGGGATCTGTTCCCCCACCAGCAGGCCACCTTGCAATTCGCATGCGAGAAAGGCCGATCGGCTGCGTTCCTCGACACTGGCCTAGGCAAGTCTCGGGTCGAGGCCGCTGCTGCTGCCGAGTTCGCCGCGGCCAGCGGTCGCCCGTCGCTGATCCTCACCCCATTGGCGGTCGCCCGTCAGATGGTGCGCGAGTGCGCAGCAGTTGGCATTGATGCCCGCATCGTCCGCGAGCAGGCCGACGTTGGCCTTGGCGTCAATATCGCCAACTACGAACGGCTGCCGAAGCTAGATCCATCGGTGTTCGGTGGCGTGGTGCTTGATGAGAGCAGCATCCTGAAGTCCTTTACCGGGCCGACCAAACGGATGCTGTGCGAGGCATTCAGCGAGACGCCCTACCGGTTGGCGGCCACCGCTACGCCAGCGCCGAATGATCACATGGAGCTGGGCAACCACTCCGAGTTTCTCGGGCACCTGGGCAGCATGGAGATGCTGTGCCGCTGGTTCATCAATGACACCAGCACCGCTAGCCAAGACTGGCGGCTGAAGGGGCACGCGCAGGCTGATTTCTGGCGGTGGGTCAGCAGCTGGAGCAGAACCGCGACGCTGCCGTCTGATCTGGGTGGTGATGACGATGGATTCATCCTGCCGCCGCTGAACTACGAGCTCCACACCATCAGCGCTGACATCACCCAAGACGTGCCGGATGGGATGCTGTTCAGAATCCCCGATGGCAGTGCCACCACCATCCATCGTGAGAAGCGGCTGACGATGGAGGATCGCGTCGCCCGCGCTGCAGAGCTGGCCAACACCACCGATGGCCCAGTGATCGTGTGGTGCGAGACGAATGACGAATCATCGGCATTGGCGGCATCCATCCCTGGTGCCATCGAGGTGCATGGCTCCATGCCGTTGGACGAGAAGGTGGCCGCGTTGGATGCCTTCACGTTTGGTGAGCGCCGGGTGATCGTGTCGAAGCCGAAGCTGGCAGGCCTAGGCCTGAACTGGCAGCACGCCAGCACGGTGATCTTTGCCAGCGTCAGCCACAGCTACGAGCAGCACTACCAGGCCGTGCGTCGGGCATGGCGGTTTGGTCAAACCAAGCCTGTCACCTGCCACGTGATCATCAGCGATACAGAGACAGCGATTTGGAACAACGTCCAGCGAAAGGCTGCTGATCACGCCCGAATGAAGCGTGCAATGGCTGAAGCCATGAATGGCTACCAGCAGCAGGCCAGCAAGAAGGCGTACACGCGCACTGCGTCCGTATCACTCCCCGCATTCCTTCAATGAAACCCGACTATCAAGGTGAAAAGTGGGCCGTTTATGTGGCCGATTGCATTGAGATCATGAACGGCATGCCTGAGGGCATTGTTGACCTAGCAGTGTTTTCCCCACCGTTTTCTGATCTTTTCGTATATTCAGACTCAGAACGTGACATGGGAAACTGCGGCAGCCATGCCGAATTCATGGAGCACTACGCGTACTTTGCGCGAGCACTGTTCCGCGCCATGAAACCAGGCCGCATCGCCTGCGTTCACTGCTCAGACCTGCCAGCCCGCAAGAGCAAGGATGGATTCATTGGGCTACATGACTTTGGTGGTGACCTGATCCGCGCTCACCAGGATGCCGGCTGGGTTTACCACGCTCGCTGCACGATCTGGAAAGATCCTGTGATCGAAATGCAGCGGACCAAGGCGCTGGGCCTGCTATATAAGCAGCTGAAGAAAGACAGCAGCCGCAGCAGGGTAGGCATGCCGGACTACATGCTGTTCTTTCGCAAGGATCAGGACAATCCCGATCCGATCACCCATGACCCTGATGATCTGCCGGTGAGCATGTGGCAGGAGCTGGCCAGCCCGGTATGGATGCGCGTGAACCAGACCAACGTGCTGAACGGCCGGCAGGCCCGTGGTGATCAGGATGAGCGGCACATTTGCCCGCTGCAGCTGGACGTGATCGAGCGCTGCATCACGCTGTACAGCAACCCTGGGGACGTGGTGATTGATCCGTTCAACGGCATTGGCAGCACCGGCTACCAGGCCGTGAAGATGGGCCGGAAGTATGTGGGAGTTGAGCTCAAGCCGGAGTACGCCCGCCAGGCTGCGAAGTTTCTAGAGCAGGCCGAGGGCAGCGCTGCGTCACTGTTCGACCTGGAGGCCGCCTGACCATGGAAACCCGCCGTTTAACCATCCTGCTGACGCTGCCCGAGGTGGAGGCGTTACGCCGCCAACTGCGGCCTGAGGAATCAATGAACGACCTGTTACGCAGAATTGTCCACGATCGTATTCATGCTGGGAGGACTGAGCGATGAGCGCTGACTACGCCCTGGCCCAGCCCGAGCCACAGGAGCCGACTATTGAGGAGATTGACGATCTGGCCTCAGAGCTGCTGGACGGCGACCGAGCAAGCACCCGTGACTTCGCCCGCGCCGTCCTCGCCCGCTGGGGCCGCCCCGCCATCGAGCCGGTGCCGGTGAGTGAGCGGTTGCCGGGGCCGGAGGAGGGGAGGTGTTGGTGGTGGAACGATATGAGAAACCATTGGGACCTTCTTGACGCTCGGTACAGAACACGTGCCGAGCTTTGGAGTTTCACAGCCTGGCTCCCCTATTACGCCCTGCCGGTGCCGCAGCAACAGGAGGTGGAGTGATGAGCCCGTATATCTATCTACTACTCAGCGTATACCTACCTAGTGATCAACGAGTCAGTCGTTGTGCCGTAAAAAGAGACGTAAACACAATCCCAAGTGGCTGGGACGCCATTGATTACTGGGCAGAGCCTGAGCACAAAGCTTATTTCCTCTCCTTGCTACCTGAGCACATAACAGAAGATCAGCCAGTATTAGTTAATGTCGAGCGAATTCAATGGATCGAGCCATGACCACCCCAACCCCGCCCCTCTCACCAGCAGCTCAGGCTGTGCTGGATGCTGCGATGCAGTACGAGATCAACCCGGAGTGTTACTCACGGGAAATTGCCGTCGCCGTATTGCGTGCGGCTGCGGATCAGGCAATTCCTCTCACCAAGACGCCTTGGGGTACAAGTCTGATTCCGGTTCTGACTTCACAAGAAAGCCGCGATCGGATTCTCGCCATCGCCGCCGAGCTGGAGCAGGCGGCAAATATCAACACTACGGAGGCACCATGACTGACCAACACCGCGCCACGCCTGAGCAGTGGGAGCTGCTGAAACGCCAAGGCCAAACACTCGGCAGCGCCGAATCTATTGCCCTCCTCGAACTCCGCGACCGCATCGCAGCACTGGAGGCATCAGCAGGTATTGGCCAGCCCGTCACGCCAGCCAATACTTCAGCCCCCGCCGATTCGCTGCTGGAGCGGGTTCAGGGTGCGATCAGTGATGTGGAGTTTCCACATGGCACCGACGAAGCCCGCGCCGCGATCCGTGAGGTGGCCAGGTGGTTGCGATCAGAACTGGTGAGTCGTGCGGTGGCTGATCGACTGGAGCAGGAAGCCAACCACTAACGGTGCAAAACCGGAACCTATGCGGTAGGGTATGGAGGTCAGCAGGCCGAGCGCGCCGCTGACCACCTATTCCGCCCGGCACTGGCCGGTTCTGTTCATGTCCATCACCACCATTGCCGGCACTGCCGGCCGCATCACTGGTACGGCTGCCAAAGGCCTGATCTGGGCTTACGACACCATCGACTGGGCTGAAGTTCGCGCGATCGTGCTGCACGGCCTACAGGTTCTGATCGTTCTGGCCCTGCTGGCCGGCAGGTACAGCCGCCGCGCATGGGACACGGTGCCAGTCCTGAGTGAACGGCTCGGCCGCTGGTACGCCGGCCTGATTGCACCAGCACCAGCGCCGACCTACAAGCGCGCCGAGCTGGAGCAGCTGACCTGCCGTCAGCTCATGGCCATCACCGGCACTCGCAGGAAACTCGCCAAGCGGCACCTCGTGGAGCTGGCGCTAGCGGCCTGATCACATACAACCGACACACCATGAAAGACCACCTCCAGCCCGGTGACATCTGGCGGCACCCCTGTATGGGGCCGCTGTACGTCACCGATGAAGATCGGGACGCATATCCCGGCACGTTGAAGTGCTACTGGGGAATGGGCGGCAACCCTAATGCGCCGTTCACGTTCCGCCACCCGAACAACACAACCAACCTGACGCTGGTGCAGCGACTGGGTGAACAGGACGAGAACGGCGAATGGCACCTCAAGCGATGATCCCGCGCCTGTATCACGTCCAGCTCATCACTGGTTCCGTGGAGCTCTACGCCATCACTCAGGCCCAGGCCATCCGCACCGCACTGGAGCTGGCCGGCCCTGGTGCCACGGTGCTCAGGGTGTGGCGAGAAGGTGACTGGTAGTCACACGCCCGGCTCGTCCACTTCAGACGGGCCACGTCGAGGCTGCACGCCACCACCAGGGAGCTGCAGCCCGCGGCGTTCGCACTCGTCAATGAACGCCGCCGCGGCCGTGTGTCGGTCGCTGTGCTCCACCTGCACGCCGCCACCTTGGATCAGCCAGACCGGTTGGCCGTTCCTGATCACCAGCTCAGCGGTGGGGAGATTCATGAGTCAGGGTATGGACAGGGGATGTACCTTCCCCGAGACTCCCTGCCGTTACTGGGCTCTCACTACGACATCCGGGCCATTGATGAGGATTTGTACTTGGCGGTGCTCGCCTGTCGTAGAGCGGAAAATGGTTGCGCTGCAGGCGATCTGACCAGTACGCCAACTCCAGCGTTAGGGACTGCAGGGGACTACGAAGGCCCATAATTTCGCGGAATATGTACCGGCCGTCCATCGGTGCATTGATCCCAAATTCTGTGCGTCGTATTCGCCCATGGCCAGCGTGAACGTCCATCGCGACCGCCTGTACCTGCTGGCCAAGGTGCCGCGCCGCGACGGCAGCCCAGGCCTGCAGCAGTGCCGGATTGCCCTGCGGCTTGACAACACGCCGGTGAATCGCCGCACTGCCGCCAAGCAGCTGCAGACCTTGGAGCAGCAGCTGGCGACCGGAACGTTCGACTGGGCGTACTGGAACGATCAGGAGCAGGGGATTACCTGGCGGGATGCCATCGCCAGGTTGCATCGTGCTCGGGTGGTATTGGGCCGCACGTCGGAGACGACCTGGGAGATCAACTATATGGGCCGGCTGCGGCAGATCCCGCCAGGGGCAGCCGTGACCACTGAATCAATGGCGCAGGCGCTGCAGCGTTACGACCGCTCGACGTGCTCGTACAAAGAGCTCTGGTATCTGCTGCGGCATATCGCCAAGCTGACAGGCGTGCCATTTCCTGAGCTGCCAGTGCCGACCTATGGCCAGGCCCAGCTGGTGGCAGTGCCCACCGATGCGGAGATCATCAGCTGGGTCGAGGCGTCAGGTGCCGCGGCCTGGTATTTCGGGATGATGGCCACCTATGGGCTGAGGCCGCACGAAGTGGAAGGCTCGCGGCTGATCGAGAAGGATTACTGCCAAATATCAGACAGCACTAAAACCGGATTCCGCACGGTGGTGCCGGTGCCCCGCGAATGGGTTGAGCGGTTCAGGCTGCGCGATCGACGGCTACGGACTGGTGGTGTGCTGGGTGAACGACCTGATGCCGTGTCGAAGTGGCTGCATAAGGAGCTTCGCCGGCTGGGTTTGCCGTGGCGGCCTTATGCGCTCAGGCATGCGTACGCCGGCCGGCTGTGGAAGCAAGGCGGCAGCCGGCTGGATATTTACACGGCTGCCAGGCTGATGGGCCACACGCCGCAGCAGCACGCCAAGACGTACCGTGCCCACATTCAGCCGCATGCGGTGGCAGAGGCGGCAGAGAGGGCGTTGAACGATGGATGAGCTGATGACAGGGAGAGAAGCGCTGCTTGCTCGGCTGGCCAGCTACAACGAAGAAGTCAGCTCAGGCCGGCATGTTCCACCACCAGGCCTGGCACCACCGCCTGCGGATTTATCCGCACCATGCGCCGCTGAGCGCCAACCGGCGCCAGGTCAATCAACTCACGGCCCCACCGCCAGCGGCTCTTGCGGTTCGCATCGGCCTCGTGGATCAGCCGCTTGATATGCCGCTCACTGCAGCCGAGGGCCTCGGCAGCTTCGGCCACGGTGAGCAACAGTCTGGGGCTGCACTTCCGCATCAGCACCCCTCCCTGCCGAAGAGGGAGCAGTCACGGGCAAACCCTGGACCTTCCAGCGCAGGATCTGGGAACCCTAGCCCGCACTCGCCGTGATGCCAGTGCATGCACCGCTCGCAGCTTGGATCGTTTGGTCCCGGTGGTGGCCGGTAACCATCAGGCAAAGCGTCGCGGTAGATCTTGCCGATCCGTATCTGGCGGATCGTTTCACGGCTGACGCCATACACGTGCCCTAGAGCACGGTGCGTTTCAGGTGATGCAATGATCGCCGCGATTTGCTCAGCGGTGAACTTCCGGATGGTCATCCCTTGCTGCCCGTAACGGTGACGTCCCCGTTGTATCTGCCACTGACGGCGTAGGACCGCAGGGGCCGTTCAGCCATCAGGTGGAATACAACTTGGCCGATCTTCATGCCAGGCCAGAGCCCTACTGGCCAGAGCTGGCGGGAGTTATGGAGCTCCAGCGTGAGCACGCTGCCATGCCAGCCGGGATCGCAGTATCCGGCCATCAGATGCTCGAGGCCTTCACGTGCGCGGCTGGACTTCAGCATGAATTGAGCCGCTACATCATCGGGCAGGTTGAACACCTCCACCGTCTGGGCCAGGCAGAACTGACCCGGCACCAGTTCGTATGGGTTGGCTTCAGTGTGACCGGCCAGCGGATACGGCACCAGCTCACGGCTGACGGCTGATTCAATCAGCAGCGTGTCACCAAGGCGTACGTCGAGCGATGCTGGATTGATCAGCTCATCGGCGTAACCGTGGATCATGCCGCCTTCACAGCGGCTGCGGATCTGAAAATCTGCGAGAATCACGGGCGGGAACGGATGACGGAACTGGAGAGGTGCAGCTGACAGATGCGCCATTCAATGCCGAACGCATCAACGATCAGGTAGTGGGGCCACGCTGAACCGCCGTGGCCAAAGGCTGCAGTGACCCGTGCCGGCTGCTGCGGATGGCCAGCGACGTACACCACGTCGCCAACCTTGAACCGCCAGGGTGATTTCATTGGCGCACCTCCAGCTGCTGCAGACGGGCTTCGCGCTCAAGGGTGACGACTGCACCAACCAGCCCGAGAACTGATAGCACCACGGCGATCATGGTTCTGCGACGGGCAGCGGCCTGGGCAGCAATGACAGCCCTGCGGCGTTGCGCCTTGTAAAGCGCCAGTGAAACAATAGGCTGACGATTACAGGGAAGAACATGGCCGCTCGTGGATTGAGACGATAACCGCCTGCGGGTGGCGGATACTGAAGCATTGTCGAATCGAATCTTTGGTCCAGCCGTTTCCGGCGATCCACTCAAGTTCATAGCGTTGATCGTTCTTGATGTAGGTGATGAAGTAAGCCATTGGTCAGAACACGTCAGTTGCTGCCTGCAGATGACGCAGGACGGCTTGAACATCGGTTTTCAGGCTGTTGATCAGGTCGGCTGGCACGGCATGGCCTGAATCCCAGGCGTTATCTGCAACGGCAATAGCGGTAACCCGCGCCGCATCGATCAGGCCCACCAGTAGCGGCATGAGCGGCTGGTTACGTGCGCCGCAGTCAGGCAGGCGTATCAGGTGATCGACGCGCTTGGGCACCGCTTGACGAGCAGCCTGAAGAACCAGGTCAGACAGCGCCGTTTCGCACTCCAAGGGGGTGAGGTTGTGGGTTTGCATGGCGGCTAGGCAATCTTCCAGCTGCGGCGCTCGACCAGTGCGACGCCTTCAATCTGCTCACCAGCCTTCAGCGCATTGGCCAATGCGGTCTTGTCTGGTGAGTACGTGGTGCGTGCGCGTTGGAAACGATCCGGCAGCACGAACACGTCAGCGGTCACCTCGACAGCGGACACCTTGCGGCTGGTCAGCTTGTGCTCTGGCAGATCCCACTTTGTCGCATCTGGGTCGATGCGCTGGAGCACAGCGATGAGGCGATCTTGCAGGGTGTCAGCCTGCCGTTCATCAGCAGCGGCCAGTTCAGCCAATGCTGCAGCCCGAGCTTTGCGGGCATCGCGGCGTGCGCGGAGTGAGTCAATGACCCAGCACCAAGCGTCGGCCTTGGCCTCAACCTGACGGCGGTTGTCAAACTCAGCAGAAATCAGCTGCTCCAGCGTTGCAGTGGCTGCTGCCACCACTGCCGGGTCATCACTGAACAGGTCGGTGGCGGCGGTATCGATCTGCTGCTGCAGCCGGAGCGCGTCACCGGTGAGGTCGTAGAGGGTGCTCATCGGTCGGCCTCCACGCGCAGCTGAACCCACAGGGCATCCCATGCGGTGGCCTTAGGGCCAGTGGTAAAGCGGTTGAAGGAGGCGGCCTCTTGGCTGGCCTGCAGCCACATGATCGGGGCTCCGATCAGCAAGAGCAGGATCAGCACGCAGGCATATGCGGCGGCTGCAGGGGCAAAAGCCCTAAGCAGATCTTTGAAATCGTCCATGGCGTCGCGAGTGCTGCGAACCGTCAAACTCTACCGGTTAGGTTCCGGTTCTGCACCTATGCTGGGCGCAATCCTTCACACTCGCACCGGTGGCCCAGTCCTGGTGGCTCGACAGCATCGGCCGCATCCCGCTGCTCACACCAGCCGAGGAGATCGAGCTGGGCACTGCAATCCAGCGGTGGCAGCAGCACCCCGACCCATGCCCACCAGGCATCCGAAGACGAGGCATGCGGGCACGTGATCGATTCGTGTCAGCGAACCTGCGGCTGGTCATTGCGTACATCGCCAAACGCTGCCACCGACTGGCGAAGGCGTATGACCGGGAGGATCTGATACAGGCTGGGAATCTGGGTCTGATCACCGCTGCTGAGCGGTTTGACCCGAGCAAGGGATACCGGTTCAGCACGTATGCGTACTGGTGGATCAGGCAGGCGATCAATCGATGGGTGGATCAGCACGGCAGGTCGATCGCGATTCCCGGCAGCCACTGCCAGCACCTGGCGAAACTGGAGCCGATCACCCGCCGGCTGGAGCGCGAACTGAACCGCTCACCAACGCAAGCCGAGATCGCCGCAGAGCTGGGCGTATCGATGCGCGTGCTGGAGCAGGTGCTGGAGAACGGCCGGCCGGTGGGCAGCTTGGATCAGGTGGTCACTGATGACGGTCTGGAGCTCGGCAGTCTGGTCGCCACGTATGACCGCTCACCAGAGGATGAAGAGGATCAGCGTGAACGGTGGCGGCAGGCTGAGCAGCTGCGTGGCATGATCGCCCGGCTGCCGGCTGCGGATCAGCGCCTGCTGTCGTTGGCGTGGGGCCTCGACGGTGTGGAGATCCCGAGGCCTGAGCTGGCCCAGCAGGAGGGGCTGAGCACACGGGCGCTTGATGTGCGCCTGGAGCGGCTGCAGGCATCACTGGCGTCTGAGTCGGTGCAGCTGGTGTTGGTGGCAGTTCAGCGGATACCGGTTGCAGTGGTGAAACGCTGCAGACGGCGCCGGAAGGTACGTGATGCCGAGCAGCTCGCCCTGGCGGTGGCCTAACGATCAGCGGCCGCTCGTTGTCGTGCCATCCGCAGCCGGTTCATCTCACGTCCCGCTGGTGATCGTTTCCAGCACCGTGAGCACAACGGCGCGGTGCGCTTGGATCTCACCAGCCGGCCGCATTGGGGGCACGGTTGTGGTGCGTCTGGGTCGGGCAGTCCTGCAAGACGACGACGCCACCGTGCCGTGCGTGCCCTGCTGGTGTTGGCCATGGTCAGTCCCCCATGGCGTCGAGCTGGGCGGCCAGCGCCTGCTGCTGGCGCTCCACCAGGGCCGACAGCCGGGCGGCGTGCCGAGCAGTGCGCTGGAGCCGGCGCATGGCCGCTCCGGTATCAGCCAGCGGCTGTGGCGTCCACCCGTCCAGCAGGGCGTCCACCCGTGCGTCGGTGGAGTCCACCTCGGCCAGCAGGGCGTCCACCTCGGCCAGCAGGGTGTCGGTGTCGGTGGTGGGGGTGTGGTCCATGGCGTGGCGTGTGGCCGGTGTGAGGGGTCAGTGGGCCCGTGGGCCCGTGGGGGTCACCCCCGTGGAGGGGTGACCGTGTAGCCCGCTGCCTCCAGCAGGGCGATGGCGGCGGCGATGTCGTCCGCCGGTAGTGCCGGCCGGCTGGCCGGTGTGTCGGCCAGCTCGGTGGCCAGTCCCCGGTAGAGCCGGGCATCGCTCTCGGCCAGATCCCGGAGGGTGGCGCGGAGCGTGTCGGTGATGACGCCCATGAGTGGTGGTGCGTGGAACTCCTCAAGTGTGCACCAGATCGTCACCACGTAGCACACGCGCCCAGCCGGTACATCCGCACCAAAATCAGCCAGACCCGTTGCGCTGCAATGGATTTGGTCAGCGCGTGCCGGTGACGAAGTGGCACACATAAGAACGAAGTGGCACACTACTGGCACACAAAAGCGGCACACTGACGTCGGTACTCGGTATCACCCCAGCACAAAACAGGGCCGCTGCAAACAGTTGTACTACTGCTGAGATACATTGCAGCGCAAGGGATCTGCCAAAAACAGTACGCCCGTACCTGTGGAGTAGTTCAGTTTCCACAGGGGTGTGACAGTTGCCGTTGTATCCCGTTACAAAACAGGCGGAGCAGATGTACTAGCGGGTTAGATCAGTTGCAGCGCAGGCACTCTCATTGATAAGTGGCACGTCTGTACCACTCACCGCCCGAGCACCTCACGCGCCCACTGGTGGTGTTGATCGTTCGGCTCGCCCAGCGGTGGTGCGTCCTTTAACGCCAGCTGAACCATCAGATTCGCCGCGGCCTTCTGCAGCTCCAGGATCAGGTGTTCCTGCTGGTGTGCGCGTTGGATCAGTTCGTCACACCACTGCGCCAGTTCATTACGACTCAGGCGTGCTGCTCGCTGCCGCTGGTGTTGCATCATTGCCTGCCTCGACAGGCTGAGGGAGAGATCAATCCCGAGCATGGCCGTGCAGCAGTTGGCTCAGTCTGTCCAGGATGATTCGGTGCCCTATATCACAGTTCAGCGCGATGATCGCGGTGGCGTGTGCTGGGTGGTGGTAGGTCGTGACGTGGCCTGCCGCTGTTATTGCGGCCAGCGAGCGTTGGATGTACTGCGGATGATCTGCGCGAGCCGTGGGATCAGCGCTCCGCAATGATCGCCCAGCCGGTATTGAATCCCTCGACCATCCAGCGCGGGCCGAAATACTGGCGGGAGTATTTGGCGAATCGTGCAGGGCTGCCGATCGTTGCGCCGGTCACCAGGTCGGCCTTGCCAAATGGGTCATGCACAATCACGTCGGTTGTGGTGTGACCCACCACGCAGAGCCAGTGACCGCCGCCTGATGGTGCAGTGACAGGGCCACGATGCAGGAACCCGCAGGGCACGGGAATACCGGCAGCAATCTGATCCTCGATCGTGCGCCAGCCGGCCACCTTCGTGAGCTTGGCCCGGACGCCGTAACTGGACAGCGCCCGGATCTGCGCTGATGGGTTGGTGGTGTCGCCGTATTGCAGGACGCGCTTCAGATACTGGTCGTCACCGTTGGGGCCGGTGAGCACACCAGGCTTCAGGTAGGCCAGCATCATGGCGCAGCTGCTGGAGAAACACATCCGCGCCGCTTGGTCGCGGTCAGCTGAATCCATCTGCGCAAACCATGGAACCTGCAGCGGGTTGCCATGGCCGGACTGCTGGAGCGGTTGACCAACGAACAGGGCCACCTCAGCGTTGCGGCGCCGCACCAAGCCCTCGAGCACCTTGCCGTCAGCACGGACCCATTTAGGCAGCTCCTCGGAGGCCACCACTACGGGATCTTCACCAGCGTTCAGTCGTTTGCGCAGGGTGGAATCCTCGACGGCAGCGAGGCCCACGTTGTACGCCCACGACACCAGTGCGGCGATGCGGTTGGGCGCCCAGCTGGTGGCCATGGGCAGCAGATCCAGCAGGGCTGGGCCACGTAGGGTCAACAGGTCATGCCGCAGGAAGTCTTCAGCCTGTTGCTGCATGATTGAGTCGCCCTTGCGCACCGGCCCACCGCCAGGGTTTGGATAGCGAGTCGTCCCGTACCCAATCGTCCACACACCAGCCGGGCAGCGGTATGCCTCAAGCCTGCAGCCCTCAAACTCGCGGATGATCTTCAGCGCAGGCGCCAGCCAGTCAGGATCAGCCGGCGCCGCGGGGCTCCCTGCTGCTCGCCACAGCTCCGTGAATTCTTGGCGCTGCTCAGTGCTTAGCGATTCATCCAACCAGCCGAAAGCAGCCAGCTGATGCGGCGTAAGCGCTCCCTGGCGGGCAGCATGTTCCGCAGCAGATCGAACAGAGGCGTAAGTCATCAGGGTTCAGCGATCGGTGGCAGATCCGGCAGCCGGCCACCGACTGCTCGATCAGCGCGGCGGTATGCCTGTTGTCCCACGTAGGCAGCGATGGGTTCCAAGAACGCCTTGAGCACGATCAGCCGGAGCGTTCCCGCTAGCAGGCTGCCGGCGATGATGTCACCGATGATCCGTAGGTCATCCCAGCTCCAGTGAACGCCCATCACCGATTCTTCCTGCACGAATGGTTGAGCTGCTCCATCAGGTGGCCATGCTCGCCACGCAGCCGATGCTGTTCATTGACCGTGCTGCTCAACGTCCAGGCGAACACAGCGCCGATGAGCAGCAGAAACATGGCGCCCATGGGAATCGCCAGTTCCATGACGTGCCAGCGGTCAGTGGTGCGGCGGTCGTGGTGGTCGTCCATCATTCCTCGCGGCGTGCGAATCGGCCGTGCTCATCACGATGCTGCGGCTGGCGGAGGTCTGGGTTGTAGGTCTGGTAACCGCGCTCAAAGCCTGCTCGCGCTGCACCACCAAGGCCCATGATCGCCAGTGCTCCAGTCCAGCGGCTTTCAGACCAACCACCAGTGCCGGCGTACAGCAAGCCGATCAACACCGGGATGAACAGCGATGCGTCGATCTGTCCCTTGAACCAGCGATTCATCGGAGCTCCAGGCGAATGATCCGGCGGTCATGCTCGTCCACTTGTTTCTCCAGATCAATGAATCGAGTGTTGAACAGCTCCTGGTTTTCAACGATCTGAACAATGCGAGACTCCAGCTGCTGCAACCTGCTGGGCAGCTGGACCACCAGCCAGCCAACACCAGCAGCAGTGCCGATCACGGATGCCGTGAGCACGGAGGCCGCCGTTGCCTCCATCACCTGGATACGGCTGAACTTGCGCCGTTCCACGAAGGGTGGTGGCTGTGGCCCAGGCGTCACGGCGGGAGCAGATCGCTACATCACCAGTCTGCGGACAGCTGGCTAGATCAGCTGCAGGAGCTGCACCGTCACGTCGAACAGCAGGCCGCTGCGGTGCGTCTCGTTTGGCTGCTCGGCATAGACCCATGCCGTACCGAGTGGGACGATGTTTGCAGGGTCGCTGTGACCTGCCCAGATCGCGCTGGGCAGCAGGAATGACCGATGGCCGCCATCCTGCCCGCGGTAGTGATCACGGATCTGCTGAGCTTCGACAGCGGTGAGAACCTCGTAGCCCAGCTCAAGGTTCACGCCATAACGGCTGTCACCATGCAGGAACCGGACAGGGCCACCGCCGAATCCACCAACGGATGAAACGGGGAATAGGCCGAAACCGTACCGGCGGACGGATGGTGTGATCGCCGGGAAACTGGCCATCAGTTCTGCAGCGTGATCACGCTGCTGCCAACGCTGAGGGTGGTGTTGCTGGTGGTCACGTTGCCGCCGAAGTCGTTGTAGAACACCAGTTCATCAGCCGAGCTGGCGCCACCAGAGGACTTGTAAACCACGGCAGCTGCAGCGGTGATCGTTGAACTGGGCCAGCTGCCGGCAGCAAAGGTCAGCGTGGTGCGGTCGTTGGCGTTATCACGGGCAACGGTGCAGGTGACGGTGATACCACCAGCGGTGTAGCCGCCAGATGCGGCCACTTCATTGGTCACGTCATCGCGTTTATCGTGCGTGTCCTTATCCGGCGTGTAGCTGCTGGTTACCAGCATCATTTTGAAGGTATCGGTATCCAGGTCGATCGCACCCCTGGCCAGATCCTCATGGAATGAGTTGTAGATCAGCGATGCCATGGTTTGACGGGTTTAGCGTCAGGCTATGGATCAGGAATTAGGGAAAGGCGCGGTCGGTGGGGTGAAGTTGGCGGTATAGCGGGCTACGCCTTTGGTGACGCGGAGGTCGTCAACCAGGCCACGGAAACGGAATGAGGAATTGGCATACCAACCTAGCGTGAGTTTGTCTTGCGTAAAGTTAACGCCTATCCATGTAGCATCTCCTCGTGGCTGATTACCATCAATAAAAAATTTAGCATAAATGCCAATTCTCACTACTGCTATATGCGCCCACTCGTTGGCTACCGCTGCGCCAGCGTTTATGCCGCCAGAGCCAGTGGTTCCCAGCGTCCAAGTGCCGCTAACTATGGACAGGCACAACCCATTGCCAAACGTAAACAAGCCATCGTTACCATCTGTCCTGTAAGGCTTCACCCACATTTCAACTGTAAAATTGCCAGTCCCAAGCTGGAACGCACTATTAGCGGGCGACTCAATGTAAGCGCCTGAACCGTTGATCTCAAGAGAAGCGCTTCCGAATACTTTGTCGGCAGTGACTAGGCTGGCGCTGCCAAACGTTGTAATCGTGAATGCATTACTGCTTGCGTCGGCAAACGTTGTAGCTCCATTGGCCCCATCAAACGGCAACAGCAGCGAAACACTGGAGAAATCGGGATCTGTTGCAGCACCACCATCGGCCGCGCCAGGGACTAGCGATAGCGTGATGGTCTGATTGATCCCAGGTCGGCCAAGGTTTTGCGCTGAGCCAGCTTGCAGTATCAGGAGAGTGTTCCAGTTGATGCCAGCCACGCTTACGTCACCCTGTGCGGCGCCTGCCGCAAGGCTGAGCGCGACGGTGGAGAACACGCCATTCTGTGCGATCACAGCCGCGCCAGTGCTGATCGACAGGGCCACGGATTCGGTTATGCCTGCCACGTACTCGCCCGCTGCACCAGCACCAGCAGCAAGCGCCAGCACCACGCGCAGATCAGCGCCACCAGCGCTGGCAGGCGATGGCGGCACCGTCTCCAGCGTCAGCGTGACGTTATGGCCGCCGCAGGGCAAGTCCTCCACCACGCCAGGCCCGGTGTATCGCCACAGGTAAATGTCCGGCACGTAGTCAGTGATGCTGCTATTACTGACGATTTCAGCCGGCAACGCAAACGACTTGAACGCGCCTTGGCGATTGGCGTAGTGCTGCCAGATGGCCAGCATGTCCGCCTCAGGCAGCCCGATAAATGACAGCTGCAGCTGCGCAGCAATCAACACATTGGAATGCCGCACCCGGTTCTGCACCCCGCTGAACGCGCTGAACGCCGTCGCCGGATACTCGCCAGGGGTAAAGGTGCGAGAGCTTGGGATCAGGGCGGGAAAAGTGGTCATGGCTGCGGCTCACCGGCCCACGATGCAAGGACTTCTTGTCTGTCGTCCGAAAACTCCCAGCTTCCCTGAAATTCTGCGACTGTAAGATTTGAACCATTTACGCCGCATCCATAGCTGCCTACATGCAGATAAAACAAGATATTCCCTCCTTGACTTGTAATTTGTCCAAGGACCCCGCCAACACCGAGTGGGCACGTTTCGGGTTGATAGGTCCATGATGCAACCCAAGCCGCAAAGCCAGTAATTGGAGCATTCCCGGTATACCCACCTGGATCAGTTGTAGGCCACCATGCGGACCTAGAACCAGAATCTCCTACGAATCGATAATGCTGATACTCTGTCGGATCAAACGGCGGCGCCGGTTGCGGGTTGTTGCACGGGTCTGCGATCTGCCGCTTCCCATCGGGGCATTCAAATTCAAACGCTGCATACTTCCCATTCCAATCACCGCCGCCTGGTGGGTTGAGCGGCAGCGAATACAGCTCAGAACCGCCGGATTCTGTGACACCGTTAGCCTCGTCGCCAATCGTGCCAAGGGTGCGTTTCACCGTGGCACCAGGGCATACGCCAGATGGCGGGATCGCAGCGGCGCCACCGGGCACCGGGCAGGCAGCCATCGGCCCAAGCGGTTGCGGATCGTTGCCATCATCCGGCACGGGCTCAGGTTCAGGCGATGCGGCCGGCGGCAACGCACCACCACCACCGCCGCCACCACCAGCTCCACCGCCACCGATGCCACTGATCGGCGTATCAACGCCAGGATCAATCGGCGTCAACCCATCACCCGGAATACTTGGCGGTGGCGTAAACGTCTCACTCGGCACTGACGTATCGCCAGAGCTGTTCAGATCACAACCCAATCCTGTCAGGTTTGACGTCAGCAGGATTCCAGCGCCTGTCGCATTCGCAACGTCTCGCGCAATCAGGCTGCGCCCTTGACTATCAACCGGCACGTGGCTGCAGTCATACTGAATATCACCCGCCAACGTTCTTGTGATCCGCTCCACCTCGTACAGATAATCATGGAATACCGGCACATCACCTGATGCGTTACGTTCCAGCCTTACCCGCACAATGCTGCCCTGCTGGACAATCGTATTGTGCGACTGTGGCCGCACCTTAAACCGCATCGTATGCGTAGACCGTACACGTTTTGCCAGGATGTACGCTCCGACTTTCACCGCATGATCCTCTCGCGTGCAGAACTGCGATAGATCATGCGTCTCATACGGTCCAGTTCCTGCAGTGCCGGCGTATCGCACCTCAGCCGTGCGGATGATCCCTACATCAGCATCGAGCTGCTGACGCCAAACGACCTGCGCTACAAACGGCTGGCGGCTTGCCCAGTCTGAGTACACGATCTCCTCAGAGCCAGGAATCACCAGGTCATCGGTGAACGTGTATTCAACCGTCAGCGCTGTAGTCTTGATTGTGCCGTTGCTATTCGTCGGCAGCAGCGGCTTCAAGCCTGCCTTGCCATTTCGGCTACTGGAGCGCAGCAGGTGATACGGTCCCCACCGGCTGATTAGTTCGCTGTAATTGATCGCCTCTGTAAGCCAGCAATTTGTGGTGATGTTGTTGGCATTCAAGAATATACTGGTCGATTCGATCGAATCCGTATCAATCAACGACACTGGGATTCTGGCGCTGTTCACCATCAGCCAGTACGCCAGATCAGCAAACGAATCAGACGACACATTCGCCGTATCATCCGCCCACCGGTACACCTCCATGCCGTTGCGCACAAAGCAGTGAACCTGCCGATTCCAAACGTCAAAGCCATTTGGTATGGTCACCTGGAATGACAGCGTGCTCATCCCTGGATACGCGCCAACCGTCCCGCACAGATAGGTAGCCTCCGGCTTATCGAATCCAGCCCGTACAACGATTGCGTTTCCTGGTGACCACGTGCCAGCTCGTCGATTGTACGTTTGCGTGAAACTTCCAACCCGGCATTGCCGCTGGAATACGTCACGAACCTGCAAACTGCCGATCCGCCCTTCACTCAGCACAAGGTGATAGAACGCCGTTACGTCGTTATCGGTGTCGTTCTCAAACCTGCATTCAGTTGCCTTCGGTGAGATGAACACACCACCAGCGCCATTACGCTGCCGGCCGAATGCAATCGGCACCGGATCACCGATCTTGTGCGCCACCTGCTGCACGTCCAGCGGGTTACTGCCACGAGCACCACGCTGATCGCCAGGTGTTGGCGTTTGCCCTGCTTGAATCGCCAGCAGCGCCAGCGGATCAGTGCCGCGGATCAGGCTCACAGCTGTGCTCCCACGCCCATGATCGCTGTCGTCAGTCTGCGGGGCGGCACCGTTGCGCCAACCGGCGACAATGCCGACCCGAGCTGCAGGGTGAACGCCGTCGCATTGGCGCCACCACCGACCACTTGGCCATTGAACTGCCCGATCAACGTCATGCTCGCCGGCGGCCCTGCTGGTGCGAGCGTTGAGTCGAACTGAAAGATTTTGAGCTCAGCCAACCAACCAGCCGCCAATGCACGTTCAGCAGCGATCACCACGCGAGCGGTAGCCGGCAGGTTTACCGACACGCTCTGATCAGCGCCGCTGTCACCCTCTACAAACCCGCTGGCATCGAATGGCAGGTAGTCCCAGGTCTGGCTGTCGTACGTGATCGCCGTTGCCCAGTACGACTGCCACCGTTCACGGGTGGTGCCGGCTGCGTCGTACAACCGGAACAGCTGCGCCTGCGCCCTGCTCATCGACCCAGCGCGATCCGCGCTTGCGGTGTACGCAGCATCGCCAACACCTGCTCTGCAGTCTGCTGCGTCGCACGTTCCAGATCATCAATGCTGACCCAGCGTGAGCCGTCCTGCTGCTGCATCACCGGGCCGGTGGTGATGTTCACCTGCGGCGTACGGGCTGCGGTGGTGGGGCTGGAGCTGCCGGCTGGGATGACACTGGCGCCACGCTGACCAGCCAGGAATCGTGAGCTGGCGGCTGCCATCTTCGACTCGGGGATGATGTACTCCCGGCCGGCTTCACCCACCAGGCCAACAGTGGGACGGTTCACGACACCACCTTCGGCAAAGGCGGGGACGGCGACCGTAGGAATAAATGGCAGGTCACCAAAGTTCGGCAGGCTGTTGTAGCCCGCGATCAGCCGGTTGATCAGGCCAGCCACTGCGTTGATCTGGTTGGCAATGAACTGGAGCACACCACGAAACACGTTGCGTAGGCTGTCCGCCATGACGGTCCAGGCGCCTTGCGCGATCTGCACCACGGAGTTGATCGCGTTCCGCAGCCAGCTAGTGAGGCCTGTCCAGGCGTTGCGGATCGGCTCAACTACAAACGTGGTGAACGCTCGACCCACTACAGACCAGACGGCTTGCACCGCACCGCGCCACACGTCAACGACTTTCTGCAGCGCGCTGAACATTCCGCTCCACAGCTTGAGCAGCACGCCTGCATAGGTGCTGAGCACCTTGGAGATGGTGCCAAGGCTGAACCCAACGAACGCCACCAGGCCATCCCAAAGGCCAATCCAGAATTTCCGAATCGGCTCACCCCACTCCCAGAGCCAGGTGAGGAAGTTCATCAGCGGCTCACGGAATGCAATGGCCATTGCGACCACGGCAGCGATAGCGAGCACGGTCCAGCCGATCGGGCCGGAGAAGAACGCCAGCAGCGCAGGCAGCAGGGTGCTGCCCATCCAAGCCAGGATGCCCTGGAATGCCACGATAAACACCGTCTGCAGGCCTGCCCAAGCCACGCCAATCGCGGCAGCTAATGGTGCCAGCTGCGAAAGCAGGGTAATAAACGCACTGATAAATGGCGCAGCTGCAACCAACGCGACGAATGCAGACCCAAGGCCTCCAATGATTGGGCCCAAGATCGGAACATTCTGAACCAACCAAGTAAACGAGCCAATGATAGGCTGCAACGTTTTTGCAACCGCCGTTAGTATCGGCAGAAAAGAATCACCCATCACAATGGCTAGATTCTCTAAATTGTTCTTGGCAACTTGCGACTGCGCCGCAGCGGTTTCCATCCTGGCGGCATAGTCTCTCAACACAGAACCAGCCGCCTTCTGCTTGTCGGTTGCTTTTGATAGTGCATCATCCAATGCACCTATGTTGTTAATCAGCGCAGGCAGCGCCCTTGCTTCATCACCAAACAAGTCGCTAATCACCGAAACTTGTTGCGCCTTGGGAAGCTCTGCTATTCGGCCAAGAATTTCACGAATGGTGCCAGCCGCATCATTCTGAAGCCGATCCGCAAAGCCTTGCTTCCACGCATCAGATAGCTCTTTACCACGTGCCTTAGCATTGGCCTTAGCATCTTCAACGTAAGTTTTTTCCGCTGCCTCAACAGCCTTAAACCGCGACTCAACCGCATTGCGCTCTGCATCCTCCCTATCGTCTAGCTGGTCCCGAATTGCTTGCTGCCGATCACGTGCAGATCGCTGGATCAATCGAATCTCTTGATCCACTTGGTCCTGGATGGAATCAATATATTGCCTTTTCGCGTCCTCCGTAAGTGCATCGTTTTTGTTGATCGCTCGAATCTGCGCATCCGCTCGATCACGTAGCGCATCCTCCTGTGCTCGCGACTCGTCGTCCCATCCATCCTGGAGCTGCCGCAGTTGGTTTCTGTAGCGTCTGCCGATCTCCTTCAGCAATCCATCTGTCTCCTGGCGGTAGATACCAAGCCGTCTATCGCTCTCTCGCTGGACTGAATCGCTAAGCCGCTTCTCTTCAGTCGCCGCGTCCACCACGGCATAACCTAAACGCTGCAACGCACCGACCTGTCGATCGGTCATGCTTGGCCCTTTGCTAAGCGCTCGGATCATGTTGTTGAAACTGGTGGCAGCAACTTCTGTCTCAAATCCCATTGAGATCATTGCCGCGCCAAAGCCAGCCGTTTCTTCCGCTGCCAGTCCAGCAATCTTGCCCATTGCGCCAGCACGGGCTACAAAGTCAACCAGCGCCGAAGCCGATACATTTGCAACGCTATTCTCCAAGTAGTTAATCTGATCTGCCAACTGGCGCAATCCATCAAGCGGCAAGCCAAGTGCTACTTGCATTTGAGCAAGCGACTTGCCAGCTTCTGCTGCTGTCATATCAAATGCAGTGGCAACAGTCGCCACCATTTCCGCAAAGCCTTTTAGGTCAGACTTTGCAACGCCAGCAGCGCCGGCAGCGGCATAAATCTCAGCAAAGCCTTTCGCCGCAATCGGCATGCGGCTGGATAAATCAATAATCTCTGATTTGATTTGCGCTAACGCCGCTGGAGATTCTAGGCCGTCTACAACCTTGCGAACATCTGACAATGATCGCTCAAAGTCAACAGCTGCTCGCACTGATAGGCCAATCGCTACGCCAACGCCAGCAGCTGCAACCGCTGCAGCTTGCCACATTTGCGAATTGGCAACAGCCTTGAAACCAGCCGAAGCACTTTGCGCGGCCTTCTCAGCGCCAGCAATCCCGCGCTCCAGCTTCGTTACATCTTCCAGTCCTACAACCTTCGCCGCAATCCGCAGCACCGCTTCCAGGTTCATCGCCATCAGCGCTTCCTCCCAGGCTTCGGCTCGGCAGCCTTATTCAGCAACTCGCGGGCCCTGCTCTCCATTACCTGCAAGTCCTCCAGCGTCTGCCGCCGATCATCCACAGCGTAAAGATCCATCATCTGCAGCACCACGCCATAGTCCAATCCCACCACACCAGAGCCGCCGGTGCGCCATTGAGACTGACAGCGAAGAAACATCAGCACGGCGTCCTCATGCTCAGGCCACACCTCAAACTCCTTAGGCCTGGTCACCACATCAGGCAGGCAGCTCAAGTCCGCGCCGTACGCTTTCAGGTCGTCCAGCAGGTCATTGTTTACGCCGCCGTCACCATGCCACCAGTGATCAACGGCGCCGGTCAGTTTCCCCGCTTTGCCACCTCCATGCTGCTGAACCAGGCTTTGATGATCTGCCCCGCGATCGTTGGGATCTCCAGCAGCTGATCCAGTGCAGACTCGGAGAACGGCACATCCTTGCCGGCGTCATCGGTGATGCCGGTCCAGCCGATCAGGATTTCCTTCGCGGCGCTCTTGTCGTCCAGCGCCTCGTCATCACCGCGGCCGAGCTCCAATGCGCGAGCCAGCTTGATGATTTCGTTAATCCGGCTTTGCGGCAGCCGCTTGAACTCCGCATCAAACGAATGCTTCTCTCGACGGCCGCCATCAACCGGGATCAGCAGCGGCACCGGCCACGTGTACGAAGCCGATTGCTTAAGAACGAATGCCATGATCGATCAGGTAAGCGCAAGGCTCATTTCGTTGTTGGCAGCAGTCGCCTGCGCCATGTATGGAATGTTCAGCATCTGCACCCCGTCAGAGTCGGAGTACGTCGGGCCATCAATGTTGCACTGGCCCATGCTCAGGTTGATGATGTTCCCCGCCGTCTGGCCGTGCTGCCATGCAATGGTGCCAGTGGCTTGGCTGATCACCTGAGCGAAGTAATCCTTCTCTCCAGCACTACTGCCAATCACTGGTGCCTCAATCACCACCTCACCAGACGGCGCCCGGTTGGTGATCGGATACTGCGCGCTGCAGCCGGCCAGCTGCCGGAGCGGGATCTCGTTACCCAGGTTCAGGTTGAACGACTCCATACAAGCTGTGGTCAACCCCAGCACGTTCACGTTGGTGGTGTTCGCGCTGTTCACCACCACCGGTGCCACCTGATCAGCAAACGTCGGGGTCAGCTGCGCTTCAACGCCAGCAGCCACGTAGATCCCGAAGAATTCAAAACTGATCCGTGGGATCTCACCGACTGCCAGGTTGAACGTGGCGTTACCGCGGCAGCCGGCTAGCCGGTGGCGGTTGCCATCGTTGTTGAAGTCGAACGAGATCCCAGCGATGCTGGTCATCGCCGGGGCGTACGTCACCGACGTGTTGGCCACGATCGTCTCGCCAAACCCGCAAGCGCGCAGCAGCTTCCCCCATGCCGGTGCTGTACCAGCAGTGCCAGAACCGGCCAGCTCAACGTCAAAGGTGACAGTGCCGACCCGTTGGCCGATGATCTTCGGACGGTTGCCAAAGTACGGGAGCACCAGCTCGCGATCCACCAGGCCAGGGTCCAGCGGCTGGCAATCCAAGCTGCTTACCAGGATTGCGTCAGTGCCGGCGATCGTCTCAAACGTGCCATAGGTCTGCTCTACAGCAGCGAGCAGTAGGCGCTTATGCGTCGATTTCGTCATTGCTCGAAGCAGGGACAGGTTCTGGCATCACGCACTCCGCAGGCTTGACGCACTGCTCAATCCATTTCCCGGTTGCTTCATCCAGCAGATAGCTGCCGCCATCCATCGGACGAGGATCAGGTTCAGGTTTGGATCGTGCCATTGGGGCTGTGATTCCACAACCTCAGCCTATGAACCCAGATCGGTAACACTCGTCCGATACCGCACCCGGTACGTGAGCACTTCCCACACGGCAGCCAGGTCGCCCTTCTCAAACTGCGGATCACGGCCCTGCGGCCAGATGTCCATCACCAGCCCATCAATGCTGCGATCAGCCATTAGCAAGCTGTGGACAGACTGCACCACCGGATCAGCGACCTGATCAGGGATTGTGCCGCGGGCATACACCGCCACCACCAGCGTCATGGTGTGGTCAATCTTGCAGGTGCTGACAGGCTCCGCTGCGATCGACTCAGGGCCAGGTTCGATCACCACCGCTGGCGATTCGTTGCGGCTGAACGCTTCTTGTCTGGAGCGGTATACACGGCCTGTAGCCCCACTGGTGGCGGCCAGCGTGGTGGCGACTGCCGCGAGGATCTGTTCGCGTTTGGTGGTCACACTTTCTCCAGCGAGATGACGCAGAGCAGGCCATCAGCCATACGCATCGGCTCATGGCGCACTTTGTACGCCACGCTGTTCACCGTGATGCTGTCGCCGTAGCGCAGGTGACCCAGCTCGGAGTAGAGCACCGTCAGCGCGTTCTCTACGCTGACCACGTTTTCATCCAGCACCAGCTCGGACTTTTCATCGAAGATCCCGGTAGTGCTGACGGCACCAGCCACCACCGGCACGCGACCCAACAGCTTGGACGTCGTGCCCCACATGCGCGTATGTAGCCGGGTCCAGGAGGTGGTCATGCTTCAGGGTATGGCTACCAGATCGACTCCAGCGCCCGCCAGTCCTTGCCGGTGAAGTCGTAGATGCCGTTCATCTGAGGCTGCATCAGGCTGTTGGCGCCGAGCGGTGCATGACCCAGGCCGAGCACGTGGCCGAGTTCGTGGCGGAAGACGGTGGTGGAGAAGCTGCTGCCACCAGGCATGCGGATCTCCCAGCCTTGCGAATCCCATACTGCACTACCGGAAGTGCCAGGTGCCAGCTCGCCATGATTGATGATCAGGTCAGCATCGCGTGGTTTGACCCGTTTGAACTTGATCCCGGTCAGCCGGTCATCTACCTCGGCAATGATGCCCTTCATGTAGTCGCGGTAGAGCGGCGTGTAGCTGCCCTTGGCGAAGCCATACGTCAGCACGTCGTTCTTGCCGAGGAACGACTTGGTGTGGTTGACCAGTTCGCGCTCAATCAGGCTCACGGTTTGGCTTTGCCCTTGGGCGGCTCGGGTTTGCCGGGTCGTTTGCCCATGCGTTCAGCAGCCTGCTGCTTCACCTTCGGGTGTTTCTTGGCTGCGCGGATATACGGGTTGGTCATGCGAGCATCTCCTCCAGGGTTGCATCATCAGGTGCCTGAGTAGCACCACCAGCGAAGATCCGGCTGGGAGAGTTCACCACCACAAGGTACTGATCCCATGCTTCAGGGGCGAGGCCTAAGGTATTGACGTGCCAGCCGGTCAGAGCAGTCGGTGGGGTGATGACTTCACCATCAGGGCCATACTCGCCGCCTTGGTAGATGACGCCGATTTCATCAATGGCGTGGGTGTGGCTGCTGGTGATCAGGTTGCCGTCAGCATCAATCAACCCCTGCGCTGCAGCTAGGGTGCGGAACTGTTGGCGGGATGTGAAGCGGAAACAGTACATGGCTATTGGGTTATGGATTGCAGCGTGGAGTTGGGGAGGCGGGTTGGCCAGAAGGTGAGGCGGCGGATGGTACCAGATAGAAACTTTGTTGCATTAAATGCTTGATCTGCGCCAATGTTCAGCGCTGTAGGGGTCGGCAGATTTACGACTGTATCTGTTCCCACTGTTCCACCATTCAGGCAAAAAGCAGCATTGTTTAGCGCAATGCCGTGAGCGGCTTTATGTCGGGTGTTGGTCCAACTGGCTACGGAGACGTTGATTGTATCGCTGCTTCCACTGGCATCCCTAATTCGCCCAGTAACGGAAATTTCGTTATTGGTTCGGTAGGCCTCAACTATGTTTTGGATGAAAGCACCAGCGTTAAAGTTGTAAACTGTATTGAACCCACTAGCCCCTGTAGAAAGCCAGTCTGCAAAGACGCAGCCCTCATCCTGCCGATACCACGAACTGAAATTAGTCCCGCTTATCGACACCACATCAGCCGTGCGCGTCGCGGCGGTGCCGGTGGTGGGGATGTAACTGGTGGGGAACGCGCCGGCTTCGAGCTGGGCGCCCCAGAGGTAGATGCCGGAGGTGCCATCGCCAGTGTAAGAAAAATTGCCTAACGCATCACTGAACCTGATAAAGATGTTACTTGCTGATGGAGCAGCGGAGGTAACAAATGTCATTCTCAGCCTATACCATCCATTTGCAAAGGTCTGAATAGACGCAGTTGCACCATCAGTGCTAGTTACAGTGCCGGTAGCAAGGTTAAAGTCTGCTTCTCTGCCACCAGTGAAGTTGCCGCCACCGACCCCAAAAAAGTCAAGTCGCGCTCTCCCGTTAGACTTGGCAAATATGCTGAAGGTGTAAGTCGTACTGCCTACCCATACAACTGAACCTGTACTAACTCTGTGCTCACCTGTGCTGGTATCTTCAGTAAGCAGATCGGCTGTTGTGGTTCCATTTGGAGCTGCAGTAGCGTTTGCAGTTGAGCCACTTCCAAAGGCGAGAATCCCAAGTGGCGTCCACGCAGCATTATCAAACTCCTCACTCCATGTGAGCAAATTCTGCCGCTGCTCCTCAGGCAACAACCCCAGGCACTCGCCCGTTAGCGGGTTGTGGTCGAAGGCCGGTACATCAATGCCGACGCTTTCCAGCACACCCTGGCTGTTTGTCACCATCTTGGTGCTGGCCCTGGTGAACGTGATCAGGTTCTGACCGCTGACAGAATCAACCAGCGACTTCGACTCAGCAAACCGCAGATCCAGCGATGGCACTGCACGCGCACGCCGCCACAGCTCATTCCTCACCCACGGGCCTGCCAACACACCGCCAGGCGCTACAGCAGCCCTGAACGCTGCAGAGCCACGCATTACAAACCTGCCTCCAGCATCGCTACACGCACCTCAATCGTGCTTGCTGATGCCGGCGTATACGCGCCGCGCGTTTCCAGCTCGGCATATAATGTCGTGCTAGCAGCTGCCAATTTGATCAGTCGGCCAGAATAGTCCGCCTGCGTAAACAAACTGCTACCCATATCCTGCGGAGCAGGAATATCCACAAAACCCATATACGCTCCACGATCACCGCTCACCAAATCAAACGCCGCGTTATCTGCGATGGCAGTCGGACTGGCAGAGTAAAAGTGCAGCCTGAACGCAGCCATGCCGCTGATCACTGCAGCATCGCTAAACACCAGCGATACACTCTGCACCAGCACGTAGCCACCGCTGGGACCGATACTTGGCAGCGTGATGATCGCACTGCCGCCGGTATCACCCACCACGTCACCAGCGGTATAGGCCGTCGTGTTGCTGGGGCGGGTGATCGTTACTGCTGCGCGGTAAGCCTTCCCGTCAACCGTCAGGCTTCCGCCAGCGTTATCCACGGGCAACGGGTCAGTCGGACTCACAGTCCGGCCTTGGCCGTCCGCTCCTACAAATCCGATCGCCGCGCCCATGGTCGTCTCAATGCAATAGTTGAAAGCCCCGGTTGCCCGGGGCCAGGGTTGTTGATCAGGTCACAGCAGTAGCCGTCTGGTTAGAAGCCGATGGCATCAGCTTCACCAGCAGATTCCCAGCCACAGCGCCAGACGTTGCCAGATTGATCCCGACCAGCACATTCGCAGTGGTCGAAGCCGTGGTAACGGTCTTCACGCCGTTGCCCGAGAGCACGCAGTAGACCGGCAGGCCTACCGACGCGAACTCTTCAGTGCCAGACTTGGGAATCTCAAACACACCAGTGGTCTTCAGCTCAACCTGAGCACCACTGGCCGCATCCGCCACCGCAATGCCACGGATGCGGCCCACCTGCACAAAGTCACCAGAGGCAACAGCTTCAGGCGCTGTCACCGTGATCGTGTCGCCGTCTTGGATGTAGTTCTTCATTGGAATGATCTCCGGAGATAAGGATCAGGAAGCCGCAGCAGCGCGGAAGAAGCCGCGATAGTCCTTGACCGCTGCACCGAAGTCGAAGCGGGCCAGGAGCTCAACCCCGTCAGGGTCGCGCTTCTCAGTGGTCGTCACCGTGGGGCCTTCCTCGCCGGCCAGATAGCCGTAGACGATCCCCTCAACCGAACCAGGCGATGCAGCCAGATACCAGGTAGTAGCCGACCCATCAAGCCGTGGCTCAACAATCAGCTCAATACCAGCGGTCTGCACACTCACAGGGCCGGCATCACCAGTCCGAGCAGCAGGTGCAAATCCTGTCGGGAACAGGAACTGCTGCGCGGTAGCCTCCAGATCGGTAGGCACCATCATGTAGCTCGGGGTCAGGTTGATGGTGTTCCCCGCCAGATCGGTCTGCTTACGCATCAGCTTGCGAGCAGCATTGAAGCCGGTCGTGGTGATGCTCTGCGCCGAGCTGTTGTTATGCGCTGCATTGAACAGCGACAGGTTGTCCACGCTGGTGGCAGCGTTGCCGGTGATCAGCGCCCAGATGATGTTGCTCTCCAGCCGGCGGAAACCGCGACCGAGCATCTCAGGCACGCGCTCCATCGCAGACAGGTCATCGTTGATGATGGCCTGCCGGGTCAGGGTCACCTTGCGGGCGTAAGTTGCCAGCTTCCAGGTGTGCTGACCTTCCACCAGGGTTCCAGCCTTGTACTCTCCACCCTCCAGCAGTGCCTCAGGGGTGAGCGAGCCAGCGATAATCAAGTCGTTTGCAGACTTAAAATCTGGCAGGTTCCGCTGACGTGCGATCGGCCGCCAGGTGTGCGGCTCCTCCATGTAGGCCGCATCCAGCGTCTTGCCGGCCAAATTACTGAATAGCAAGGGAAAATCACTGGTGGAGTGGAAACCACGGGTCACCAGTTCGCTCTTGCTCATCCCACGGGTGTTGACGCCGCGGGAATCCAGATACTGACGGGTCAGCTCCAGCAGGGTGTAGCTGCGGAATTCGCGGCCCAGCTCGGCGTCTTCACCCTTGAGAACACCAGGCCGGATGCGGGCCTCGAGACCCAGGCCGATGCCACGGAGCAGAGTGTCACCAGCGTCGCGGGTCACCTCAACACGGGCGGGATGACCGATCACGGCGTCACCTTCAAGGCGAGACTTCATGATGCGCAGCGCATCGCGGCTGCACTCCATAACGGTCTTGCCCGAGCGGATCAGCTCGTCGGTCTGCTCAACAGTCAGGCCAGCGTCTTGGCCGAGACGGAGCAGGTCGCGCTCACGGCGGAGCTCGGCAGCAGTGCGTTGCAGTTCGGTATCTGCAGCGGCCACGGGGGCGGGGGATGGATCGGCGCTGCGTTGCGCGTCGATAGGCGCCGGGTCACCCCCGGCCTTGGTGAGGTCTTCGGTCATGGGGTGATCAGCGGGATTGATCGTTTGCAGTTGGTCGCCGCGCATAACGGCATGCGTGTCCTGCCCGATCGGCACCAGGGAAACCAGGTTCGGCTCCCAATCGGTGGCGACGAGCATGCTGGTGGCGCGATCCTCGCGATGCCGGTAAATCCGAGCATCAACAGAAAATCGAGCTGAACCAGTACGCAGCCGCGGTAGAGCAATGTCCATCGCGGCGGCTGGGCCGTCCACCACCACCTCTCCAATCAGTTCGGTGACGCCTTGCTCATTCCGCTGCAGGGAGAGATTGGTGACCGCGCCCCAGATCGTGTCTGAACTGCGCTTGTGGTCGTAATCCATCGGCAGCGGCCGCTTAGGCCACCGGATTGCTTCGTTGGTGTGGAGCAGCTGGAAGCCATCACCAACGTCGGCGTCAGTGCTGATAACGATCGTCGCGGT